CCCTCATCCGCCAGCGGCTGTTCATTCGGGACTTGGTCTCGGTGCAGCCGACCGGTCTGACGCACATCCCGTACCTCCAGGAGACGGCGAACGCGGCTGACGACGCCCTCATGACCAACGTCGCTGAGGGCGCGGCCAAGCCTGAAGTCCAGATGAGCTTCCTGCTGGCCGACTCGATGGTCCGCAAGATCGCCGGCTGGATTCCGGTCACCACCGAGCTGCTGGCGGACTCCACCACGATCCGGGGCTACATCGATGGCCGCCTGGAGTACATGGTCGCGTTGCGCGAAGAGGGCCAGATCCTCAACGGCAACGGCACCGCCCCGAACCTGCGGGGAATTCGGCAGACCTCGGGTCTCCAGCACCAGACCGACGTGGCCGGTACCGTCACGCTGGACCCGATCCAGCGGATCGGGCTGTCCCTGGGCCTCATCGAGGTTGTCGGCGGCGAAGCAGATGGCGTCGCGATGAACCCGGCCGACTACTGGTCGATGGTGACCACTCGGTTCGCCAACCAGATGGATGGCGGTTTCTCCACCGGTTCCCCGTTCAACGCCCCGACCCCCACCGTGTGGGGCGTACCGGTCGTTCGCACCCCTAGCATTCCGGTCGGCATCGCGCTGTCCGGTTCGTACAGCCAGGGCGCCACGATTTTCGACCGGGAGCAGACCACGATCCGTGTCGGCGACCAGCACAGCGACTACTTCACCAACAACAAGGTCGTCATCCTGGCGGAGAAGCGTGAAGCCCTGGCCGTGTTCCGGCCGGACTTTTTCTGCGAGGTCGACCTGACCGCCGTGGTCGCGTAACTCTCACCCGTAGGCACCGCCCCCGGCCGGCTCACGGCGGCCGGGGGCGGCTTACCAAGGAAGAATCGCCATGCTGAAGAAAACGGCTGAGGGCAAGTGCCCCGTCTGCGGGCAGGCGCAGTGTGGCGAGCTTGAACAGGCCTACGGAGTGGCCGCCTTCAGCTCATCGTTCGACCCAGGCAAGACCGTCGCTGCCGATCGCGTCGACAAGGTCACCGTCACCGATCGGGTGTTCTACGGCGGCCACCTGGTCTACACGTCCGGTGATCGGGTGGACCGGTTCCACGCCGACGAGATGGGTGCGATGTACGCGTCCGACGAGGAGTTGACCGAGGTGTCCCTAGAAGAGTTCATCAAGGCCCGGGACAACGAGGACAAGCGCGAGGGTCGCGATCGGCCACGACGAGAGGTCGGCAAAAAGACCCCGCCACGTCGCAGGCCCAAGGCCAAGGGTTCCGAAACCCCCAACGAGACGGGCTGATCGATGTCCCAGACCCTCGTCACAGAAGAGCGCTACCGGGCGCTGACCGGCGACCTGACCACCAGCCAGGTCGACGTGCTGCGCAACCTGGATCGGGCCGTACGGGCCTGCTGCGGCAAGCTCAACCGGCCGGAGGGCGGGATGGAGTCGGCCGTACGCACCGAGACCGGTTACGAGTACGGCCACCGGCTATCCCCGATCTGCACTCCCGTCACCGACGGCCCGACCGTCATCCCCACCCCGGGCCAGCCGAACAACGATTTTGACGACGCCTGGATTTGGGCCGGTTTCGCCAACCCGGAGCTGCACCGTCGCCGGAAGGTGACCTTCACCTACACGGGCGGCTGGACGGCGTACGACGGCGTGACCCCGCTGCCCGCCGACATCGAGGACGCGATCGTTGCGGCCGCCTCGTACCTCAGCTTCCCGGTGGCCCGTACGCCTGGCCTTCAGCTGACCGGCGCCAAGAGCGCCGCCGTCGGCGACGTGTCCGTGTCATACGGTTCGCCCATCGCCCAGCCCGGCCAGATCCCGGCTGGGACGTTCGACTGCATCCTGAGCTACCGCAACCGAGGATTGGGGGCCGTGTGATGGCCGAGGAAACGCCTGTGGCGGACGATGTCGCGGACTACGTGAAGAGCGTCCAGGACCGCCAGGACATGCGCAACGAGGCGGCGGGAGTTGCCACACCCGACAACCTCCCGGAGCGCCTGGAGGTCGCTGAGGCGGCCGCCGACGGCCCGACCTCCGTCACGATCACGGCGCCGGTCGGCACCGAGCACCACCACTTGCTCACCGAGCTGATCGAGCACCTGAAGGCGTTCCCCACCCACGTCCAGATCACCGAGCACGTGGGGCGTGGCGTTGAGGCGACCGCCACCGAAGAGGTGGCCGAGTAACCATGGCGCTCCCGCTGGCGACAACGACGTTCACCATCCACCGGTTGGTGGCCCTGGTGAGCCTTGCCGATCCGCTGCGGGACCCGGACGGCGCCGGCTACGGCACCGAGAGCGACGGCCCCGGCCCGCTGGACACGTCGGCGTACGAGGACGTGGCGTCCGGCGTACGAGGCACGGTGAGCGGGCCGGGGGGCGGCGAACAGGACGTTGGCGGGTCGCAGGAATTGGTCAGCTGGCGTATCGACCTGGACCCGTGCGACCTGCGCCATGACGACGAGATCACCGACGAACAGACCGGCGTCCGTTACCGTGTGACCTGGGCGGTTCCCCGTAACGGGCTGGGGCTGGACCACATGACCGGCGCCGTCCGGACAGTGAAGGGGGCAGCTCAGTGACCACTGTCTTCCCCGACATCGAGGGAGCCGTTCGGACCTGGCTGCGTAACCATCCGGTGGTCGGTCCGATGATCGCCAACAAACACGCCTATTTCGCGGTGCCGGCGGGGGACAAACCGCCGTCGCCGATGATCATCGTTTCCCGGTTGGGCGGTGCTCCCCAGGTCGGGGAGGCTCCGCTGGACAACGGCAGGATCGAATTCGCCGTTTGGGCCGACACGAAACACGCGTCATCTCAGGTCGAGTTGGCGCTGTGCGCGGCCTTGTTCGACATGGCCACAGAGCAGCTTGACGCTGGTGTGGTCGGGCACGGGGCCCAAATCGAGTCACGGGTCTGGCTTCCAGATCCCGGCTCGACGTTGGGCCGGTATTTGGTGACCGCCATGGTCATCGCCGTTGCTGGCCAGCTCGGGCCAGCGTAAAGAATGGAGCCCATCGTGGAACTTTCTAACAGGCGCAGACCACTCGACGGTATGTAGTGACTACCGTCCGGGTGTATCCCGGCGCTATCACCGAGCTGATCCGTTCCCCCGGCTGCCAGGGCGACCTGGACCGTCGGGCGCGCAACGTTGAGCGCTACCAGGTTGACCGCGTCGCGGTGGACACCGGCCGGCTGAAGGCCAGCATCCACACGGAGAAGATTGCCGACGGCCGGCGCATCGGGACCAGCCTCTACTACGGCATTTACGTCGAGCTGGGGACCCGTCACATGCACGCACAGCCGTTCGTGCGGCCGTCGGCGGACGCCGCCCGCTTGTAAGGATTCCCCCGGCCGCCGGCCGGGGGTGAGCCCGAACGAAAGGGGGCAGTCGTGGGTACTGCTCAGAATGTCAAGCTCGGCCCGGGGCTGCTCTATCTGGCCCCGGTAGGGACGGCCGAACCGGCCGACCTGTCCACCCCCTGGGCGACGGTATCGCCGCTCTGGACGCCGCTCGGTTACACCGACGCCGGCAGCACGTTCAAGTACGCGCTGGCGACCAGCACCGTCGACGTGGCCGAAGAGCTGCTCCCGATCCGCAACGAGACGACCGGCGTCGATGTGTCGGTGGCGTTCGACGCGGCCGAGATCACCGCGACGAACCTGTCGCGGGCGCTCAACGGTGGCACCATCTCGACCAGCGCGACGCTGATCGGGACAGCCACCATCGTGGCGACCACGGACACGATCACCAGCTCGGTGGCGCACTCGCTGGCCATCGGTGACAAGGTTGTGTTCGGCGCGATGACGGCCGGGGCCCCGATCGTGGCGGGCACCATCTACTACGTCAAGACGGTGCCCACCTCGACCACGCTGACCATCTCGGCCAGCCTTGGTGGTGTCGTCCTGGACATCACCACCGACGGTTCGAGCGCGTCGATCAGCAAGTCCCTGGGCGTGGTGACGTTCCTGCCGCCAGTCCCGGGCACCGAGGTCCGCACGGCTCTCGGCTGGGAGAGCCAGGACCACTTTGAGCGCTGGGTGTGGCGCAAGTGCCTGAACACGGGAGATGTCACCATCAACCGCAAAAAGGCGCCCGACAAGTCCACCATCCCGATGGAATTCCACGCTGAAGTGGTCACGGGCGCGCTGCCGTTCGTGTCGTTGTTCGCCGACACGTTCAAGTAATTCCCTGTAACACCAACGAAAACCCAACAAGAGGAAGGGTCAACCGTGAGTGACTCTGTGACACTGACGATCGCCGGCAGGGAATTCCCCTGCCGGCGAACGTTGCCGATGTGGCAGCTGATGAAGATGACCAAGGCGATGAAGTCGTCGGACATGTCCAAGCAGATGATCGGGATGTACGACGCCGTTCTTTCCTTGGTCACTCCCGATGTTCGGGAAGACCTGGACGAATACCTGTCCGATGTGGATGTCGACCCGGAGGAATTCGCCAAGGTCATCGGCGAGGCCCTGCAAAAACTGGCCGGCCGCCCAAAGGACAGCGAGACGCCCTCCTCCTCCTCACCGTTCTTGGAGAATCCGAGTCCGTCATCTCAGGTCGTCTCGTTGCAGCCGGACATCAGCCCCCAGCCCATCCCCGAAACTCCGACCATGGACAAAGTCCTGACTCCGGAGGAATACCGGGCGATGACGATGAAATTCGAATCGGCGAGGAAGGCCGGTATTCAGCCAGGCTAGCCATGTTCGACGCGATCGGCCTCGAGTTGATCTTGGACTACATGTACTGGGTCCTGGTAGAAGGCAAGACGGCGGACGAGCGCATCGAGCTGGACGACATGTTGAATGGCACCAGCGAAGAGAACGACCGACAGGCACGGCGAGAGTTTGTTCGTTCGATGGGTGGATAAGGGAGGTGGTCGACAATGACTAGTGTCGCCGAGGCATTCGTGGATCTGAAGTTCCAGCAGAATTTGGAGCGGGATTTGCATGCGATCATGGCGTCCATTGGCGACCAGACGGTGACCCTGGACGGCGACACGACGAAGCTGCGTGACGCCATCCGGGCCGCCACCCTGCACAACATCAAGGTGACCGTCGACGGCGACACCACGGCGCTGAAAGACTCCATCCGCAACGTCCTGACTGAGATCCACTCCATCACCATCAACGTCGACGGAGACACCACGGCGCTGCGTGAGGCCATCCGGGTGGCGTCCAGGGATCTGCTGGGCAGCATCAAAATCAAGCTGGAGCTGGACAACGCGTCGGTGGCCAACATCCGAGCGCAGGCGACGATTCTGCACCGGTATCTGGTGGCCCTGTTCAACAACATCCCGATCCGGTTCGAGATAAACGACCTGGCGGGCTTGCTGGCACAGCTGGCGGCCATCCAGGCGCTGATCGCTTCCATCGGGGCTGGGGGCGGAGGTGGTGGACCAGGCGGTGCTAGCAGCAGCGTTCCCGGGTTGATCAAATTCCTTGGTGTGCTGGACGCCATCCTGATCATCCTCCCGCAAGTGGTGGCGGCCATGGGATGGCTGATCGGCAACTTCGCTGAGCTGCTTCCTATCGTTCTCACCGCAGCCCCGGCCATGCTGGAGCTTGTCGGGGTCTTTGGCGTGGTAGCTCTGGCCACCCAGGGAATGGGTGCGGCCCTGTCCGCTGCGGCGACGGGGAACGTCAAGGCGTTCGACAAGGCGATGAAACAGCTCACGCCGTCGGCGCAGGCGTTCGTGCGGGAGCTGCTCAAATTCGGACCGGCGTTCAAGGACATCCAGAAGTCCATCCAACAGGTGCTGTTCGCTGGCCTGGACAAGTGGATTGACAAGGCAGTCAAGACCAGCCTGCCGGCGCTCAAAAAGAGCCTGGACATCGTCGCCGGACAGCTGAACCTGGTCGCCGGCACGGTCTTGCACGCGCTCTCCATCCCCGCGACCGCCCATGACTTGCTGGCCACCTTCGTCGGGCTCAACGGCGGGGCCAAGTCACTGTCTGGGGAGATGGGTCACCTCGTTGAGACGTTCCTGCGGGTGTCCAACGTGGCCAGCGGCCCGCTGGGCGGCATCCTCCAGGGCTTCGCCACCGACCTGGACAACCTGTGGAAGTCCACCAAGGCGGCGTCAGAGGACGGGTCCCTGGGCATATTCATCCAGCGGGCGGCGGACCGGTTCACCGAGCTGTGGAACACCGTCAAACAGGTCATCTCCATCCTGAACTCGTTCGGTTCGGCGGCCGGGGATGCCGGTGTCAACTTCAAGCCGCTACTGGGGCTGATCACCGACTGGGCCAACTATTTCAAGTCGCCAGAGGGACAAGCCAAGCTCAAAGAGTTTTTTGCCAACGCTCAGACGGCAATCCAGAACCTGAAGCCGCTTGTCGAACAGTTGGCCACTGCGATGGGTCACCTGATCGACTTTCTCGGCCAGATGGCCGCACACCAGGACTGGTCGAGCATCACCGAGCTGATAGGACACCTAAACGACCTGTGGACCACGGTGGACAAGCAGCCGAACACCAGCAACGTCATCCAGACAGTGTTGAATCCACTGGGGTGGGTCATCGCTGTTTCGTTCATCACCAACCAAATAATCAATTTCTACAACTGGCTGGGAACGCCGTCGGTCCAGGGCAACCCCTGGGGTCGTACATTGCAGGCCGTGTTGAACCCCTTGGGTTGGGCCCAGGGTATCCAGTACGTAGTCCAGCAGATCACCGCGTTCTACAACTGGCTGGCAACGCCGTCGGTCCAGGGCAACCCCTGGGGCCGTACCTTGCAGGCCGTGGTGAATCCACTGGGATGGGTGCAAGCCCTGAAGTGGGTGGCTGATCAACTGACGGCTTTTGGTACATGGCTTGGAAACTGGGCGGTTGGGTTGTTCCCGAACCTGGGCAGCGCATTTCTGACAGCGGGAACAAACGCCATCTCTGGATTCAAGAACGCGATATCCATCGGCCTGAACAACACAGACTCACTCCTGTCTGGATTCCCCGGCCGGGCGTCCGGCGCCGTGTCACCCACTAGCGGTGCGATGGGTAAGCGTGCCCAGGAAGCGATGGATTCCTTAAGGGCCGGTTTCACCAATGGCCTGAACAACGCGGTGTCGGTACTGCGGTCGGTGGCCAGCCGAGCGCAGTCAGCCGTCGGCTACCTGGGAAACGTGCTGTTCGGGGCCGGGGCGACGTTGATGGACGGTTTGCGGGCCGGCATCCAGCAAGGGGTGGACCAAATCAGGTCCATTCTTGCCCAGGTCACCAGCATGCTGCCCAGCTGGAAAGGCCCGCTCGACCTGGACAGGGTGTTGCTGACGCCCAACGGCGTGGCCCTCATGCAGGGATTCATGGCCGGTATCGAAAACCAGGTACCGGCGTTGCAGTCCCAGCTGTCGGGGATCACTGGCGGGCTGTCTCTGGCGGCCGGGGGACTGACGACGCCGTCCGTGCTGGGCGGTCAGTTGACCGTACGGGCCAGCGACAACGCCAACCGGGACATCCAGACCTTGCTCAACAAGCTCATCGATGCCGTCAAGTCCGTCGGCCCGGAAGTGGGAGACACCATCAACGGCCAAGGCCGCAACCTCACTCAGTCCCGTAGGGGGTCGTGATGCCCACACCCGTGTTCAACTCCGTGGTGATCACCGCAGCGAACGACCCGCTGACGCCAGTCGTCTGCTACTCGGCCAACCGCACCGAGAACAACTCGGTAGCAGGTCAGATCCAGACGTACGCCAATGGCCGCCAGCGGGCCGTTTCCCAGATCGGCGTCATCCACCAATTCGTGCTCACGCTGAAAGAGATCAGCGACATCCCTGTCGCGCTCCCCAGCCCCGGAGTAGGCACAATCAACCCTCTGGAGCTGATTCAGACGGAGTGGCTAGGGGTCCGGATCGTGATCCGGGATCACAAGGGCAGGTATTTCGAGGGCGTCTATTTCGGCGCCGGTATCGCCGAACGCAAGGCCCCGCACCTGTATGAGATCGCGCTCACGATCAATGAACTCACGCCGGCAGGCCCGTGATGCAGCCACGTACGGACGCGCTCTACCGCCCCGGCCTGACCAACACCGACGTGTTCAACCTGATCACCGCGTCCAACCTGTGGGTGGGATCTGGTTGTGAACTGGTAACTCGCAACCTGGACGTGGTCGCGGATATCAGTGACGGTTTCGCGGGCGGGACGATACGACGGGGCAACCTGGACACCATCCACGGGACCTGCGATGTGACCCTGGAGACGGAACTGGACTGGGGGACGGCCCTCATCCGGCCGTACGTCGTCCTGAAGGTCCCCGGCCCCGGCGGGCTGACGGGGCGGTTCAACCAGGGCGCCTATTTCACCTCCACCCCGCAGTACGTCGCCGGCACCACCCCGCGCCAATTCTCCGTGCAGGGTTACGACCAGCTGGAGGCCCTCACCAGCCCCGTGGGCGACTCGTACGTGTCGCCCGCTGGTGTCACCTACCTGTCGGTGATCCAGTCGATTCTGGTCGCCCAGGGCTACACCCAGTACGTGTTGGACCCGGCGCGGGCGGGCACGATCATCAATCAGCCGCGCGCGTGGCCCATCGACCAGAATACGACCTGGCTGAGCATCATTAACGACCTGTTGGCGGCCATCGGATATCAGGGCCTGTGGGCTGACTGGGACGGCCGACTGCGGGCCAACCCGTACACGCCGCCGTCCGGCCGGGCGAGTGAGTGGTTCTACGACACCACCCAGTCCGACACGATTATGGACACCCGCAAACGCAGCTTTGACTACTTCGCCGCACCCAACCGGTGGGTGTCCATTCGCAGCAACATCGGTGACGGCGTCGTCCCAGTTGAGGGAAACGGCGTGTACACGTTCATCAACCAGTCCGATGGCAAGACCAGCGTCGACGCACGCGGCCGGGTGATCACCAAGGTGCTGAGCATCGACGCGGCCGACCAGTCGGCGCTCCAGACAACGGCGTCTGTCACGATCAACGCTGACCTGCGTATCGACCAGGTTTTCGACGTGACGACGGGCATCAACCCGCTGCACTGGCATTTCGATCGTGTCACTCTGGCTGACTCCGAATTCGGGGCGGCTGTCGAGCTTCAGGAAACCTCGTGGACCCTCGCTCTCAGTGGCGGGTCGATGAGTCATTCCTGGACGAGTGTTTAGGGGCTGGGGATGGCGCTGTCCGATGAGATCTTGCAGACGATTCAGGCGGAGATAGCTTCCCAGCTGCGGCCGACCACCTTCGCAGGCGCTGTCCTGGACATCAAGCCCGTCACGGTGCTGATCGATGGTTCCTACCAGCCGGTTCCGGTGATGGTGGACGACGAGTACGTTCCGGTGTCCGGCGAGCGCGTATACGTGATCCAGCTGGGAACGGTGTACGTCCTGGTGGGCAAGATCATCCCGTTCGGTGGACTCACCCGACCCAGCTTGAACGGCGGTTTCGCGTCGGCGTACGTGAATGGCGATCAGTCTTATCCGGCTGGACTATGGCAATCCCCGCTGTTGGTGACCCCGAACAGTGACCCCGGGTGGACCATCCAGGCTTCCGCCCCGGGGTATTTTCTCGTCCCCCCGCCCGGCGTCACCGGGATCTGGCGGATGAGCTGTTCCATGCGCTGGGGGACGTCAGCGGCCAGCTTGGCCACGTCCTGGCGGTGGGTGGAGGGAGTGAGTTTCACCCTTGCTGGTGGCGGATTCTTCACCCGTCAATGTGCGGCTGAAACCCACGGGCATCTCCTGGGGCAGGAACAGGATTTGCACGCTATAAGTCCAGAATTCGACATCACCCAGATGAACTACTTCGGTCTGGACTTCAATGCCAGCACTGCCGGCAACACGTCCTATCAGCAGACTTTTGCCGCTGTCGCTGGATATCACACCACGTATGCCTCATACATCTCAGTCTGGAGGGTCCGCTAATGGCCACCATTACCACGACCACAACGGCCACTCTCCTATCCCCGACCCAGGCGCGCATCGAGCGCTCTCCGGACGGGACGCTGATCGCTGGTATCCGTCGGGCCAACGGCAACCTTGGTTTCTGGTATTCGAAAAACAACGGCACGTCCTGGACGGACATGGGTACCGGCAGCGATGTCGCTGGCGGAGCGGCCGCACTGGAATACGCGTTTTTCGTTGACCAGGGCGGATACATCACCGCCGTATACCGCACGTTCACCTCACTGAAAGACGTTCTGCATTTCAAGTACGGCGCCCCAGCCGGCGCCACCACGTCCTGGAGTTGGTTCAACGACGTGTCGGTGAACACCCTCTGGAACACGGCCGCCACTGTCGCTGGTGGTGCGTGGCAGGGGCTGGACATCATCACGGTGGCCAACCCGGCCGGGGGTGCGGCGGCGGCCATGGCGTTCATCATCGCGGGGGCAGGCTCGGACACGGTGGCCGCCGGTTTCGACGGCTTTGTTGCCTGGACCATCACCATGACGACGGCCGGCGCGTACGCCGACCGGTCCAGCTCATGGCTGAACTCCGGCGGCGACTACCGCAACCTGGGAGCCAGCCCCGTGCCTGTGCCCTGCTGGCCTTCCCTGGACTTCAAACACACGGGGGACGGAAAGCACACGTCCGGCACGCTGGACATCGCCCTGGTGGCGATAGCCGGAGACGGCAACACGTACGAGCGCAACCGGTTCGTCTGGAACGGGTCCGGGTTCACCTCGTTTTTCGCCTATGTCACCACCGGCACGGCGTACGGGCAGCCGACCAACCCTGCGAACCAGGTTCGCAGGCAGTGCCGGATTGACGGGCAGGGGCGGCTGCTCATTCCCCAGCTCACCGGTTCGGACACGATGGTGGTCATCGAGTTTGACTCGTCGTACACCACCCGAACCACTCGAACCTGTTTGCCTCACCCAAAAGGCGTGGTCGTGTCATCTGCGTTGACGTACGACACGAACGGGAACATCTACCTGTTCGCGGTGGGCACGACGGACAACACGCTCTATTCATCGACGTATGCCAGGGCGGCGAACACCTGGGGAGCTTGGGCCGTCGTCAACGCCACCGTGTTGACCAATTCCGCCTCGTACGCGGTGCGGCGGGGGACGCTGGGTAGCCGGCTGGACTCGATGACGCAGACGGCTACGGGCACCTTCACCCTCGCCCACCAGACCACGCTGATCACTGGCAACCCGCTGGCACCGACCTGGAACGGGCCGCCGAACAACAGCGCTCAGAACGTGTCGGCCGCCCTGTTGCTGGACTGGAACTTCATTGACCCCGATCCGTCGGACACCCAAGGCTCGTACGCGGTGAGCCGGCAGATCGGGGCTGGGGCGTTGGCCTACTGGCGTGCGTCCGACTCGACGTGGCAACCGGCCGAGGTCCAGAACACCAGCACGGTCGACCAGCTGTCGCTGGCTTCCGGATGGGCGGCCGCTACGGACGCGAACTACACGTTCAAGGCCAAGGTGTGGGATTCCACGGGGCTCCCCAGCGCCTACTCAACGGGTCTGGTGATCACGCCGTCGGCTCTGGTGAACCCGACGGTGACCGCACCGACCCCGGCCCAGGTAGTCGCCTCCACCTCCATCAACGTGACTTGGACGGTGGCCGAACAGACCGCCTACACGTTGCTGGTAGAGCTGAACACGGGCGGCGTGTTCACCACGTTGTTCAACGGGGTCGGGACGACGGGGCTGTCCCGGCTGGTGTCCGGGCTGACCAACGGCAGCGCGTACCGGCTGACGCTGACCACCAAGAACAACGAGGGGCTTGCCTCGACGCCGGTCCAGGTGTCGTTCACGGCGGCGTTCACCCCGCCATCGACGCCGACAGTAACTTTTCCTGTTATGGCCAGTTTGTACAAATACGTCGTTGGCGTCACGGTGGCCAATCCGGCCGGCTCGCCCGTCCCCGTGTCCAACACCATCGAGCGCCGGACCGGCACCGATGACACCACGATCGTGCTGCTGAGCAGCAACGTTGCGGTGAACGGGACGTACTATGACGCGACCGTCCGGTCCGGGACGACGTATCAGTACCGGGCCACCGCGTTCACCGCCGCCGGCGCGTCCGCCGTCGGCGCCTGGACAGCCTGACGGAAGATCTTTTGTCAGGTTACGATGCGTGCTACGGGCATTAACAGGGGGTGAGCAATGACAGAGCCGAGTAATGCGGAGCTGGCTGCACGCGTACAAGACCTGAAGACCGACAACCGATCATATTTTGATCGATTGGAGATAGCACTTTCCAAGGCTGTCAACAATGACGTGTACACGCTCCAGGTTTCGGAGCTGTCAAAGAACATTGGGAATTTGGCCAATGCTTTAGACGCTGAGCGCAGGGAAAGAAAACAGGACAAGAAAGATTCTGACAAAGCCATAAGCGAGATGATCAAGGCTCAAAAGGACTTCCAGGAGGAGACGGCCCGCAAACGAGCGGCTACGCTGCGGTGGGTAGTGGCAACTGTCCTGTTGCCGGTGGCGCTGTTCGCCGCTCAGCTGTACGCGGCGTTCAAGGGGGTTAGTTGATGTTCCGCAACGAGCGCGTACGCAGCGTCCTTTTCGCTCTCGGTGCTCTGGCCGGCGTCTGCGTGCTCGCCTGGGTGTTTTTCGGCCAGCTGGAAACCAACGCCCAGAACCGGGCGCTGCACGACGGCTATGGCCAGCTCTACCAGCAGGTGCAACAGCTGGGCGAGACACCCGTCGCTCCCCCGCCCGCCAGCGTCCTTCAGAAGCCGTCCATCGTAGCCACGCCGGTCCCTGGCGAGAACGGCCAGCCGGGGACTAATGGTCAGGTGGGAGCTTCAGGACCTGCTGGTGTCGCTGGTTCCCCCGGGCCGGCGGGATCGCCCGGACCGCAAGGTATCCAGGGTGCCCAGGGCGATCAGGGTGATCCTGGACCGACGGGGACGCCTGGACCGCAAGGCCTTCAGGGCAGCACCGGCCCGCCGGGCGACACGGGCGGGACGGGCCCGGCCGGGGCCAGCTGCCCGGACGGTTACACGTTCCAGTCCGAGACGGTGAACGGGAACCCGGCCATGATCTGCGAGGTCACCCCGACACCCTCGCCGTCGGCGGCCCCGCTGAGTGCCCGCCGTACGGCCGTCAAACCGCCGGCGGTTACGCCGACACCCGCTCGTACCCCCGCAGCGCTCCCAGACCCTCCAGCGCCGGCTGGGGGCCAGGACGGCGTGCTCCCGTTGCTGATGAACGTGATGGGCCTCTACCCGCTGCGCCGGTCGTAGGACCCCGGCCCCAACACGGGGGCGAGCGGGGCCGGGGCGGATACCAATCGTAGGACACGGCAACGGCCCATGCTGGATTGCTCAGCATGGGCCGTTGCGGTTACCAGGGCCTGTTCAGACTACGGCAGGGTTACCTGACCCTGCCCGCCCGGCAGATCCTTCACCGGAGTGACCTTCCCGCGTGCGATGTAGCCGACCACGACCGGGAGCACCGTCGCCACCATGCCGGCTACCGCCGTCACGACCAGCGCGGCGCTGTCCCCCAGCCCCGCCGGTACCACCACGCCGAACGTGACCACCAGGGCCAACACGGCGTTGATCACGCCAACGACCGCTCCGCCGACGAGAACCGGCTCCGGAGTCTTTCCTACAGGCACCGTCATGGTTGCCCCCTTTCGTCAGCGGGCCGATCCCGCTGAAGTGAGTATGCACGCGGCTACGCCGCGCGGCCGGCCAGCTTCCGCCATCCGGTGGACGCGCCGGTCGTTGGTAGAAGCAGCATGTACGGCGCACCAAAGTCGGACGCCAGGGTGGACTTGCCGTAGAACTGCAGGGTCTTGTCCGGCAGCACGGTCAAGCTGACGGGGCCGGCGCTGGTCCCGCCCATCGGCTGGACCGTCAGACCGGCGGCCGGGGCCGTGGTGAGCGCGTTCGGGATGTGCAGCATCTGGACGCCCCGGTTGGAATCCCGGACGCCGGCCAGCAGACCACCGTTCCAGTTCACCAGCGACATCCCCGGCGCGTAAGCCTTGGAGGTCGAGAGGGTGGTGTACGTCTTGCCCCTGTCGAACGACAGGACCGGGTGCCCATTCACGTCGATGTAGCCGAGCACGTCCCTGCCGTCCGGGGTGACGATGCTGTCCATACGGGAATCTCCTGTGTCGCTGTTGGCCCTGGGGTCGAACGTGACCGGGTTGGGCATGCCGGCGCGCACCCAGGCGATGAAGTCCTGGATGATCGTGACGTGCTTGTGCTCGGCCGAGTTCTGGAAGCTGAAGTGCATGTGATCGGTGCCGTCCGGGCCGACCTGATCGCGTAACCCGTACTGCGGCCGCACGTCGTTGAGAACGTCCCCCGTGATGATGTAGAGGACCACGTAGAACTCCCAGGTGTGCGCTCGCAGACGCGGGAGGATGTAGCGGCGTAGCAGGGCCGGGGTGATGCGGACGCCGTTGATGGTCGGCCCCCAGCCCACGTCGATGGCGTTCACCCACCCGTAGTGGCCGGTGCACGACCACGGGACGTGGTCACCACAACCGGCCTGGTGCGACAGGTCGCCAATGATGCCAAGGTTTTCGATACCCGCCACCTTCATCTGGGCGGACATGTCCAGGCACGGCTGGGCGATCTGGTAGGACACGCCATTAATGACCGGCATCGGTGGGGCCCTCCTGAATCCGGTGGTCGGAGTCGTGCAGAGCCATGCTGAACTGCACGGAGGGCGTACGGGCCGGACAGGTGGCGGTGGGGACCTCGTCACCGTCGTCCCAGTCAGGGCCGTCGTACGGCGGCGGCTGGGGGATGTCTTGCGGGTCGGTCATGGGGAGCCTTTCTGTGTCGGGAAACAGAATGGCTCCCGCGAGGATTACCGTCCTCACGGGAGCCGTTGTCGGTGGCGGTAACCACCTGCCGATCCTCCGGTAAACAGCCTTGCGGATCGGTTTGTGGAGCTGGGCGGAATCGAACCGCCTCGACGGTGTCCGGGTGCACCCGTAACCGACCAATCCATTAGCCCCTGAAACCACCGGCTGCCACTTCCCAGAAAACAGCCGGTGGTCGTCACAGATGTTACTCGGTCGCGAACGGATCGGCCGGCGCCGGCTGCTTCGCCAGATACGCGCGAGCGATCGCCTTGTCCGCGTCGTCCGGCGTGTTGAACACCCACACCGGTTTGGCGTTCTTGGACTTGTCCTTCTGGTTAGGGACGGTGCCCAGGCGGCCGAGCGTCATGTTCACCTCACGGCCGATGTTCTTTTTGAACATCGGGACCAGCCGCTGTGCGAAAATGCGGGTGCACTGGAACTCCCGACCCGCTTCGCTGCCGGTGAGCATCACCGCGTCCACGTCGATGGCGGCGGTTTTTCCGTGCACGGTGGTCAGTTCCGCGTGGTACTCGGTGGGCGTGACGAGGAACAGCTCACCCACGAAGTCGGGATCGCAGATTGTCTCGAAACTGTTCTGTGGGTCGGCAAACGGGTCGGTCATGGTCGTGCCTTTCGTTGTGGGGACTGGACTTTCCTAACAGGTCGTGTCATTTATAGCATGCGCTGTCAAGTCCGGCTAGTTCAAATGCCGAAACCCTTTGTGCTGGTGATTCCACATATGCGTGAAAACTCCACACCCAGTGCACAGCCGATACGGGTGGTGATTCCCGCACAGAGGATTCCCACACAGCGACCAGATCACCATCGACGCCGGTTGCGTGCAGTTGTCGCAGCTCTTCACCAAGGTGATCATTTCTGGCTGGGCTGCATCTTCGCGATTTGCTCTTTGCCCAGGGCGGTGAGCGCGTCGGTCCATTCCCCGGCTGCCTGTCCGGCCTTCCAGAGGTCCGACAACTCTTCCTTGGTGGTAGCCGCCTTCACCTTGTCCGTCCAGGACGCCGGCCGTACGCGAGTAGGCGGCTGGGCCTCCACTTCCTCCAGGGCGGCTATGGCGGCGGCTGATGCTGCGGCCTTGGCCGCCGCCAGGGCCTCGTCCAGGCCGGGGGCGACCTCGCTGCGGACCTTGGCCGCAGCTGCGGCCGAAGCTTCCAGGAGGGCCTCTGTCTCCTCCACCGGCCGGGATTCCGGTTTCTTCAGCTCAGCCATGACCAGTGGAGATTCCGCCACGCCGATGGAGTGGGTGATGGTCCGGTGCCGGCGCCACTCCCTGGCGTCGTAGCAGAGCTGAGCGCCCGTAGCGACCCCGGAGAGGTCCAGGGCGATGAGTTCCGCCCGAGCCTTCCCTACCGGGAGGTGGACCACCAGAGCCCAGTCCTGGGACACCTGGGGCATGGCTTCGTACCGCCATGAGTCCGGGTTCCAGATCGCGTCAGCGACCGCGTAAAGGTACAGCTGAATGGATATCTCATTCCATCCGTATGACAGGTCCCGCCCGGTTTTCAGGTCCAGGATCACCCAGGTGTCTTTGGGGATCGTGACGGTGTGGTGTTCGTCCACCGAAAACTCGATGTCTCGGGTGAGCTGGGCGATCCGGTCGAACGTGCCTGCGACCCGGAATTTGTTCACCACCACGATGCGTTCGATGGCCTTGGCCGGGATGCGTAGCCCGTATTCCTTCAGCAAGGCGCTGTAGGCGGTCGTGTCGCGCTTCCAGGCCTTGGGCACCTGGATCTCTTCCCCACGGTCCAACGACTCCGTGAAGCTGTGCAGCGCCGTGCCCAGGCTGGCCGCCACCTTGGCCCCGGCCGCCTTTTTCGCTTCCTCCACGATCTCATCGAGTTCCTTGCGGTTCTCAATCGGCGTGGCCGCCGTCAGCGCGTAGAGGTCCTCGCGCATCGTGACGCCCTTGATCGCCATCCGCTGCATCCACGCGTTGAGCGCGAACGTGTCGGCGATCGCCTTCGCGAACGTGGTGGCCCGGGTCCAGGGAACCTCGCCCTTGGCCGGTGCGGCGAACGCACCTTTGGCGGTCTTTTTCTGGGGGAGCACCGGAAGCATGTACCGCCCCCACCGGTCCCGCTTCACCTTGTCCTCGTCCACCACCGTCGTCTCGGCGCTGGCGAACACGTCCACCTCTTCGTCACTCATCCTCGTACCCTTCTGGCCAGCACTGGTCGCAGCACACTTCCCCCTCGACGTACCGAACGCGGTCCCCTTCCATCATCAACGACCCGCAGTCGCCGCAGTCGCTGTTCCAGCCGGGCTCAACGGCGGCCCGGAACACGGGACCCACGTCGGCCCTATCCTCTGGTGTGGTGAACGGGTCCTTGCTCATTTCGGCCGCTTGGCGTTCTCGACCATCGCGTGCATCTCGTCCTTGTCCACTTCCGTCGGATCGTCGTTCGGGAAATAGATTTTGTCCGCTTCCTCTCCTGCCTTTTCCAATTCAGCGTTGCTCCGGAGCTTCTCCTCCAAATACTCGATGTGATCCCGCATGGCGGCGTTCTCAGTGATTAATAGGCGGATCTTCAGGATGACGGCAAAGTCACGCGTCGACGGTGGGAGCCCGAACAGGCTTTTGAGCTGGATGAGGAATTCCATGATATTTCCTTTGATCGTAACGGATGTTGGTGAACCGAGCGGCCAGCGGGGCCAGGTGTCGTCGCCGCGTGGCCGCCCGGCGGCTGGGGGTTAATCCAGGTAGTTCTCATACCAGTTGTTCAGCTCACTGATCACATCGGTGAAAGCGTCCACCCGACCCTGCCAGTAGGCGACGGTATCCGTGATGGTGGCATCGTCACGGGCCTGGATAGCGAAATCCAGCCGGGCCTGCCACAGGTCTTTCCACTCGTCGACTTTCTTCCCCAGCCCGCCGTGAGGGCCCATCTCGGTGGCGTATCTGGGACCGTCGACAGAGGGTTTATCAAAATCAAGCCCAGTGAAGTCCAGGGAACCTAACGGTTTCTTCGCGCTGAAGACAAGGAAAGACTGCCCTCTTGTGGTAGGACGGACTTGGACGTTGTACTTGGATTCCATCACTCCAACAACCAAGTGGGCGAACGGGGTCGGCATGCTCTGCGTGACGTATTCGTCCGATCCAGCGATGAGTCCGTAGGAAGTATTGTTACCCAACCGGTGACACGTATCGTCCAGATCGTGTCCCAGTTCGGTTATGCCGTAATTAGGAAGAGCCATGATCATTTTCCTTACGTGACGGTGAAGTAGCCGGCCGCCTGGTGGCGGCCGGCTGAGGACTACCGGGTGGGTCGGATGTCCAGATCGTTGAACATCTTGATGTCTGCTTCGCGTAGGACGGCGTTGTCGAAAGCCTCTTCCCACGGGGTGGTGGCTTCCGGGAGGGCGGCCGCAACGGTCTTCTCAGTGGTCAGGGTCTTGGTCTCGACGATGTCCAACACGCCACCGTGGGTGCTGAACCAACCCTCTGGGACCAGGGCGACCGACTGGGAGGTGACACCGGCCGGGGTCATGTACCGGATCGGGCCGTAGAGCTTGCCGTTGCGCAATCCGTGCACGCAGACCTTGCCGTCGCTCAGCGGACTCGGGTCCGTCACGACGTATTCCTTGCCGGACTTGCTGAGAACGATCTGGCCCTGGTGGTATTCGAAAGCGGTCATGTCTGGCTCCCTGGGAAGTGGGCGTGTGCCGTGCAAGGACAAGTCTCTCACAGTAGACAAGGGTCGTCAAGGATAGACAAGGCTAGACGCCGCTTTGCCCCAAGATGCCCACCTTCCGACGCATTACAACGTGAGCACGCCGGCTGGATGTTTTCCCGCACGTACCGGCCGCCCTCGCACCCCGGAACGATCCGGTCCGCCGTCACCGTGTCGACGGTGAGGATGCGCAGGCACCCCTCAGCCGTCCCCAGACAGCACAGGACGGTGACGCCGTTACCCCACTCGGCCACCAGCCACTCACGCCGCTTACGGCGGTCGGACGACGAACCGCGAGCGTTGCGGTTCGTCGTCCCCCTCTTCACCGTCACCGCTTGGCCACCTTGTCCAGGAACCGGCTGGCGATGTGGATGCTGATTTGGTCGCTCAGCTCACCTCGCGTCTGCCCGTTCATCTCGATGTTGTACCGGGCCGCCATCCCCAGCTGGGCGTCCGACGGCTTGCGGGACTTGGCCCGCCAGCTGGACGACTTGCTGGACACCGACGGGTCGATCTCCTGGGCTTCCTGCTCGCCCCAACTCATCGCCATCTCGACCCCCAGCCCCTTGTGCAGCCAGGTCCCGCCGACCGTCGAGTACGGGCCGCACTTGCCTACGTCGTACGTCCCGTCCGTGCGGGGCCAGAGGAAGATCGTGGCGCCCTTGACCGGCACGAACCACTTACCGCCGTACGTTCGCAGCCAGACGCTGGGCGATGATTCGAACAGCTGGACCTCCACCCCAGCCCGATCACCCTCGATGCGCTCCCGGGCGCCCTCCAGGATCGTGATGGCTTCCTCTTCCCGGGCCAGAGCCTCCATGAGGCTCTCGCCGGGCAGGGGCTTGGTCTCGGTGACGGTGAGGTCCGCGATGGTCGCCAGGGGCAGCCTGCCGGCCACGCCGACAACGTCCAGCACCAGCGCGCCGGTCTTCCCGGACCACGGCGCCGGCCGCAGCACGCGTCCGACCATCTGGACGTAGAGGGCGGCGTTGGTAGTCGGCCGGGCGATGATCGCGACCTCGACCTCTGGCAGATCGAAACCCTCCGTCAGCACCATGCACGACGCGATGATCTTCGTCTCCCCAGCCCGTACCCGCTTGTAGATCAGCTGGCGGTCTTCGGTTGGGGTGTCGCCCGTGACCACCTCGGTGACGATGCCGGCCTCGTTGAGATCATCGGTGAACGCGATGGCGGACGCGACCGACGGGGCGAACAGGATGCCGGGCCGGGGAATGGCGTTGTCGTGGTGGCCGTCGTCAATGCTGGCGTGCTCCCAGTACGCGTCGGCGATCTCTTTGCCGGCGCCGGACGCGACCATCGCATCCCCGAGCTTGCCCTCCTGGTAGTCGCCATGACTGCGGGCGACGGTGGCCAGGTCCAGGCCGTCAACGGTGACCCGGATGCCGCGCACGTCGCTCAGGTGCCCGTGCGCGATGCCGTACGTGATGTCCTTGCGGTAGGCGATCTTCTCCCAGACCCGGCCCAGCTGCTTCTCGTCGGCCCGGCTCATGGTGGCGGTGAAACCGACGGCGCGCGTGGTCAGGAAGGGGTTCATCACCCCGAACCACTCCAGGGTGTCGACGTAGCTCTTGGCGCTGGCGTGGTGGCACTCATCGACGATGATCAGGTCGTACGTGTCGGCCGGGATCACCATCCGGCGCTGCGATCGGCCGAGAGTCTGGACGCTGGCCACCACCACATCGGCGTACGGCTGATTCAGCTCTGCCTTGATGACCCCCGTCAGCGCGCCGGGGGCGGCCGCCTCGACCTTGGCCAGCGTCTGGCGGACGAGCTCGTCACGGTGGACGAGGATGAGGGTGCGGTGCCCGGCGGCGTGCTCTCGGGCAACCATGTCGGCGAAGATCACCGTCTTGCCCATGCCGGTCGGTAGGACGACGGCCGGCCGGCGAACGTCGTCAGCCCACGCCTTGTTGACGGCGTCGACTGCTCCGGTCTGGTAGTCGCGTAGGGCGAGGGTTTTCACTGGGTGTCTCCTGGGTGACGGGGAAACGCTTGCGAGCGGAGCCTATCGGACTAGTCAAGGATAGACAAGGGTAGACAGAGAAATGACCCCATATCCGAAGACATGGGGTCATTATCCTGATTATCTGAATCGATCAATGAGGCATGGCACTCATCGCTGCGATCTCTCGGTAGTTGATCGACTGAACCTGTGACCGGAGCGACCCCATCACGTCGCCCTTGGCGTACCGCGCCACCATCACAGCCTCACACAGCTCGGCCATCTCGATACGCCATGCCGCCGGACCCTGTTGCTCAATCTCGTCAACGATCAGGACGCAGCAGGCGCACTCGCACTCGAATCCGGTGCCCTTGTGCGGGCCGTGGGTGGGGGTTTGCATGCAGGTGCACGTGTACTCAGTGACCTGGAGCGTGATCGGGAACAGGACCTGTTGGGCTGAGCGCATCACGCCACCGCCGGATCGAACACGAAACCGGAGTCCGAGACCGGCATCCCGTCCGGCGTCTTTGGGGTGAAGGCGGCCAGGTCGTCACCCTTGTCGGTGAACAGGTCCACCACCTGCATCACCGCCGTCCCGCCCCGTAGGGCGATGTTGCGGGCCATGATCTCGGCCTCAGCGGTGTCCCGCTGGCGGTAGAGGGTGAACCGGCCGGTCGCCGGCCGGGCGAAGTCCCGCAGCCACTGGTTGGCGGCGTTCAGGTGGACGGTGAAGGGGTAGGCGTAGACCACACGCAAGATCACTCCGGGGGCGACGGCGGCGCTAGATTTGGCCATGACGGGCCTTTCTGAGGACGTTTCGGGGACGAGGAACACGCTCGCAGACTCGCCAAGGATAGTCAAGGGTAGACAAAATCGGGTATGGTCAGCCGCATGGACAACACCTTGTACGCCACCAGAGCAGAGGCCGCTACGTTCCTGGGCGTTTCGCTGCGGACCATCGACCGCTACATCGAGGATGGCACCCTGACCGCCTTCCGAATCAGGGGCATCCAGTCGGTGCGGGTCAAGGTCGCTGACCTTGACAACATCCTGGAGCGCAAAGCCGCCAAGAACGCCGACGTGGGAGCACAGTAAAGAGACCGGACGCTTGATAGCGTCCGGTCTCTCGACAACCCCCGAGGTAGTCCCCTTACCTCACCGTTTCCCGTCACAGAAACATGAGGCAACACTAGCATGCCTACGTTCCCCGCCCTGGTCAGAGCAACGACCACTGTTGACCCTCCGTGCGTACCCGCTGTCACAGGTACCCACCACATCGCACCGCTGCGGGCCGACTACACCGCCGGCGATTACGACACCGTCCGGCAGGCCTGCCGCCCGTTGCTCGCCGACGGCCAGCCGGTCGCCGTCGACATCGAGACGTTCGGGCTGGGGTCGGACGCGCGCCGGCTGAAGTGCGTCGCGCTCGCCGACAAGAACCAAGCCGTCGTCCTGGACCCGCGTGAGGAGGGGCACGCGTTCCTGCTGCGCCGATTCTTCGCCCAGGCCCCCCGCCTGATCTTCCACAACAGCCCGTTCGACGTGCCCAACCTGCACGTCAACGGCCTGTTCGACCTGGACTGGTGCGCCAAGATCACCGACACGTTGATCTACGCCCGGCTGGCCTATCCCGCCATCACCGTCCGCAAGACCCTGGAGGCCCTGTCGGCCCGGCACCTGGGCATCGACACCAAGGTCACCATCGAGAAAATCTTCCGGATGCTCGGCCTGACCAAGACCGAAGGTTTCCGGCGGATGGACATCGACACCCCGATCTACCTGATGAGCAACGCCGCTGACGCCGTCGCCACCGCCCGGCTGCTCCCGTTCGTCCGACAGGCCGCGTACGACAAGCTCACCACCGGCCACCCGTTCACCGCCATGGGCGTATCCGGCGACGAGGCCTGGCGGTTGGTGGAGCGCGAGCAGCGCATCAACCGGATGATGCTGCGCCGGGCGTGCGTCGGGCTGAAGGTTGACTTTGATTTTCTTGACCAGTACCGCGAGACGAACAACGCCGACCGATACGCCGCTGAAGCGGGATTGACCGAGGCGGGAGTGCGGCCGGGGAACGCGGGTGACCTGATCACCGCGTTACAGCAACGCGACGCGCTTCCCCCCAGCCACCCGCTGACGCCGGGCGGCAAGGACGGCAAGAACAAGAAACCCTCCACCAAGGCCGAGCACCTGGAGCTTCTGTCCGACCCGATCGCCCAACTTTTCGTGCGGGCAAAGGAAATAGCCAAGATTGAGGACGACTACCTCCAGAAAGTGATCGACCTGGAGACCGGTGGCCGCATTCATCCGGTGCTGAAGCTGTTGGCCGCCACCCACGGGCGCGCGTCGATGGCCGATCCGCCGGTCCAACAGTTCCCTGAGCTGGCACGCGGCATCGTGCTGTTCGACGAGGACCACACGTCGTTGGACTGGAAGCAGATTGAGCCAGTGTTCGGGGCCAACGTCGCCCAGGACTCCGCCGTGTTGGGCGGGTACGACTCGGGAATGAGCGACCTGTATGACGACGTTGCCCGGCTGGCCGTGGTGCCACGCAAGGTCGCCAAGGTGATCGTGCTGGCGTTGATGTACGGCGAAGGCCTGGACAAGATGGCCGCCGCCCTGGGACTGGACTACGAGGGCGCCAAGGCACTGCGGGGCAAGGTGTGGCGGGCGATGCCGAAAACCACTCAGCTGTTGTTTCGGCTGAAGGATATCGCCGGCAATCACGGGATGGTGTTCACCATGGCCGGCCGCATCGTGGATGTCCCGATGGGGCCGGGGTTCAAGGACAAGGACACCGGACTGGTCGGGCCGCCCACCCGGCAGACGCACAAGGGACCCAACTATTTCTGCTGCGGTGGGGCCTACGATATTTTGGCTGAAACATTGATAAGTATCGACGAGGCAGGGCTTGGTGACGCTGTTTCTATTACCATGCACGACGAAATTGTGTGCGCAACGTCGGCCGCACACGACATCGACAAGATAATGCAGACCCCACCGGAGCGTTTTTGCTTGCTGGCAAAGAGAACTCCGGTGCTGCGTACCGACAGGGCTGACCTAGGCACAAGGTGGGACGTCGCATGACCCCGACACGAATAGTCAAAGCATCTGACCGTGATTTGCTGGACAGGCTGGAAGACCTACGAGTGCTCATCAGTCCGCTGTCCGACGCTGTTTCGGGTGACGTAAAGGAAAAAGCTAGAGCAGAGCGAATCAAAGTCCGGGACCAGATCCTCATCCGTATGGCTGGCCGCTCATGATGGGCACCGAGGCTTTCCGCAGCATTTTCGGTTCAGTCCCCGCCGGGGACGAGGAATCCACGGTCCGGATCGTGCTGGGCGGCGTCCGCGCTGGATTCTCCGTCGTCCTGGTCAAGCCCGGTCTCAAATCGCCCATGTGCACGCTGTCCGCCCAGCAAGCAAAGGCGGCCGACACGGCCGCCCGAGAACAGGCGTTGGCCGAGGGACGCCCCCGGCCCGGTAAGGCGCGTCACTACTGCGGGATCGGGCACGCCCTGTTCCTGACCGGCGACCCGGAGCTGAAGGCCAAAGAGGAAGGCGCGATCACCCGTACGGTCCGCCGGGTGTTGAAGCAGTCCGGCGGGGCGGTCAACCTGGGGGTCGAGCTCGGCCGTAGCCGGATGGTGGTCGTTGATGTGGACACCGCCGAAGAGAACGCCGCGTTCCTGGCCGACCGAATCGACGCGGAGGGCCCGGAAGCCGCCCGCCAGACGTACACCGTGCAGTCCCCCGGCGCCCGTAACGCCGCTGGGGAGCTGGTGCACTCCGATGGCGGCCACTACTGGTTTACCGTCCCGGAGGGCGTCACGCTGCCGGACGGGGCCGACGGGGCCCTGAAGACGCCCACCGGCTGGACGGTGATGTGGAACAACCGCCAGGTCCTCGTCCCGCCGTCGTCCCGCCCGGAAGGCCCGTACCGGATGGTGGGGGCCGCATCCCCGGCCCCGGCCTGGATCACCGACCTGATCACCGCCGGGGCGGCCGCCAAGCTGGACCGCAAGGTCAGCCAGGCGGACAGGATTTTCGACATCGATGACCCGATCGACCGTTGGTCGGCTGAAACGCCCTGGTCAGAGCTTCTCGACCCGGACGACTGGACGGACACCGGCCTGGTCGACAACTGCTCTTGCCCGATCTGGACGGCCCCGGGCGACCACTCCTCTCCCAAGTCCGCGACCGCGCATGAGCTGGGTTGTTCGATCTGGGACTCGTCGACCGGCTGGGCCCCGCTGCGGGTGTGGACGGACTCGCCGCCGTCCTGGCTGACGGGCGCCGGCCGCAACATCACCAAGCTGCGCTACGTGGCCCTACGGGATCACGACGGCGTTGACCGGCTGGCGATGAGCGCGCTGGGGCTGCTGTCCGGTGGGGTGCTGGATGACCAGTTCCCCGGTTTCACGGACACCGCCTTTGACATCCGGCAACCCTCTGACCAGCAGAGGGACAAGAATCCGGACACGAGGGACAAGAATCCGGACAACGTCCCCGCTGTTGTCCGTGACCCGTTCGCCGCCGCATCAGAAGAGGAGGATGGCGACGAAACGGACGATTCTCCCCCAGCCCTGGACGACGTTGACCAGCTCATAGCCAGGATGCGCTCCAGCGCTCAGCTGGACGACATCCAGGACCCTGAACCGCTGGTAGCGGGGATGCTGGACCTGGACAGCCTCACCCGGATGACGGGTAAGTCCGGGCACGGCAAGACGTTCGTCATGATCGACTTGTCGTGCTGCGTCGCCACCGGTCGCCCCTGGCACGGGCATGAGGTCACTGAGGGGATGGTGGTCTACATGGTGGCTGAGGGCATCAGGGGCTACAAAAAGCGCGTTCGTGCCTGGGAAGCTCGGTACAACGAGGGTGAGCGCATCCCCCCAGACCGCCTACTGATCTACGGCGAGCCCATCCAGGTCACGGACTCCGCCGGTTGGGCCAACTGGATAGCCGCCATGAAGCGGCTGGGGGCGACTCTGGTGGTGATGGACACACAGGCCCGGATCACCGTTGGTGTGGAAGAGAACTCCGCAACCGACATGGGAAAGGTCATCCACCAGATGGACCGCATCAAACTGGCCACCAAGGCCTGTGTGTGCGTGGTCCACCACCTCGGCCACCAGGGGGAACAGGGAAGAGGGTCCAGCGCCATGCTGGGCGCCCTGGAGACGGAGATACGGGTCAGCAAGGTGGGCGCCAAGGTGACGGTGGTCAACGAGAAACAGAAGGATGCCGAGAGCTTCGAGACCATCGAGCTGACCTTGAACCCGGAAGGGACCAGCGCCGTCCTGGAGTCCCCGGCCCGCGAGGACCCGTGGGTGACGCCGCTGGTGGACGCTCACTCGCATCCGCTGGATCGGATGCTGCGGCTGATGTTCGAAACGATGCCGATGCTCGGTGCGACCGAGGCGGCAGCTCGGAAGCTGATCAGGACCAGCGACAAGGACAAGGACGGCCGGCCGATGATCGACCGGATGTTCTCGCGCTGTTTCGACAAGGCGGCCGGGTGTGGGGACCTCATCAAGGTGGAGGGGTCACAGCGGTGGAAAGTGAGCGCCAACGCCATTGAACGGTTGGCTCTTCGTCCCCCTCAGAATGAGGCATGACAGCGGTGCGAAATGTCCGAAAGGTTGTCCTTATCCCGTCCAAATCTTGTCCGGATGTTGTCCATAGCCATTTGGCTATGGACAACGTGTCCGAAAATTGGGACACGTCTGACCTGCGAAAAGGACAAGCACGGACAGGAGACGGACAGAGGGACAAAAGGCAGGGACATGTCCGTCTCTAGGGAGACGGACAGGGCCATGTCAGCCGACCATCCGGACAAGGATCTGGACAAGGTTTTTCAAGATCAACTACAGGGAGAAAACGATCATGAATCCGTACGTGAGCATTGTCGGACAGAAGCGGATCGACATCGCCGCCCAGGAAGTAGATACCTACCTGGAGGCACTCAGCCTGGGCAAGGACGCGGAGGAACAGCCGGTCGACAGGGACGAGATGGCCGCCTGGGCATTGGTCTCGTCCATCGAGCATCTGACGGCGGTACTGGACGTGCGGCTGGGGGAGATCAGGGACCGTCCGAACGGGTGAGTGTCTAGCCTTGACTATCCTTGTCTAGCGTTGTCTACTGGATGGGCACCGAATACAGCTTCAAACCAGGAGGAACCCGGACATGTTGAACCTTTGGATCGAATGCCCCGACTGCGGCCACGAGGACGAGGTTGAGGCGGAGGTCATCGGTTCGGTGGTCATCACCACGTGCCCGAGCTGCGGCCTGGATGAGCAGTTCGAGGCCAGCTACGCCTGATCGACCCGTACGTCCCCCAGCGGCCGGGGGCATCCCCGGCCGCATCGCACCACCCTCAGCCAGGAGCCAGCCATGCACCGCCACAGCACCTACACCGTCGGTCGCGCGTTCTTCGCCGCCCTCGCTCTCATCGCGTTCGTCGTCCTGGCGGTAGCCGCCTCGTTCGGGCTGGGGGTGGCGACGCTGAACCACGAGGGGTCGTCCGTCGGCGTCAACGTCGGCGACTGCGGCGTCTACGTCAACGTGGTGACCGCACCGCACGCCGGCGCTTTCTGCGGCGACTACTGAGCCGGCCGAGTTTCCTGATACCGCCCGTCACACCCACGAGAGGAACCGATCATGGCCCGCAAGCCCGACAGTGCAGCCAGCCAGCGAGCACAGGCCGAAGCCGTCAAGGCGATGCAGCAGCAGCGCAAGCGTGAGCAGGACATCGAGCGCGCCAAGGCAGCGCAGCGCGTCACCGACTACGACCGTCGCCGGCGGGGCCAGTGATGCCCGAGAGCGGGCTGGGGGACGACTACCCCGAGGAGGTGCGAGCCTTCCTCTGGGCGTTGGACCTGGAGACGGCCGCAATGGCATCTGAGAGCGATTCTCAGCGCATCGAGGGCGTTCCGGTGTCATCGCTATGGCGGATCGATCGGATACACGCCCAGGAAGCACTGGCGGCCCGGTACGCGGCCGAGCAGCACGGGGCGGTCGTGATGCGGCTGGCGTACGACCTGGTGGCGATGGAGATGGCGTCGGTGCGGGTCGGTGGGACCGCACCGAGGAAGGCACGGTCGATGCGGCTGGCGTTGATCGCGATCAGTGGAGTGCTGCTGCCGATCCGGGAATCGTCGCCTGAAACGCCTGCCTGAAACGTCGTGATATTGTGTCTATCGATGTCGATCCTTGTCTGTCCTTGTCTACCCGAATGAGCTTAGGAGTTGATCATGGCCGGTAAACCATTAACCAAACCACGGCTAGAATTGACACCTGAGCAACGCGCTGTTCAGACCGCCAAAGTGCTGGAGCTGAAGCTCGCCGGATGGCGTCAGGACCAGATCGCCACCGAGCTGGGACTGTCCGAGCAGGTCGTCTCCGTGCGCATCAAGGCAGCGCTCAACGCGATGGTTCAGCCGGCGTCCGAAGAGCTTCGTAAGGAAGAGATCGCCCGGCTGGACAAGTACCTGAAGGCGCTGGACGACCAGATCGAGAACGGCGCGCTGACGCATGATCAGCGGGGCAACGAGTACGTCGACGAGTCCAAGCGTGCTCAGGCGATCGCGACGGCCGTACGGGTCGCTGAGCGCCGGGCGAAGCTGCTCGGTATCGACATGCCCAGCCAGCTGGAAGTCAAGCACGAGCACGTGGGCAGCATCGAGGCTGAGATCGCCAAGCTGGCGGCCGAGCTGGCGATGGACGTCACTGCCAGTGACGAGAGTGAGAAGGAAGATGCTTAAGCGCTTTTTGGTCCAGTGGGCCAAAACAATGACCTGGTGTGTCATCGGGTCTGCGTCGTTGTCCGGCGTCGGAATGATGGTGCTGGGATTTTACAATGGTTAAAGGAAAAGAAAACGCCGCCAAGAAAGCGGCGAAACTTTTGGCTGATCTAGCCAAAAAGGCCGCAAAGTCCGTCCCCAAAGGCCGCATTCAAGGAAGGTTCTGATGTCCCCCGTCACGAAACTGTACGACCTGATCATGGTGTTTCTCGGACTGCGATCACGGCACGCGTCACGCCTGGTCGCCAGTACCCCGCGTACGTACCGAGCCCGACACGCCTGGGACGCCGCATTCCAGCTGCCCAACACCAGCATCCAGAACCCGTGGAGGATGGCCGCATGAGCAGCTATGCCGGCGTCCGATCCACCCGTGAGTCCATCGCCGTGTTGTCCAACACCAGCGCCCGCACCAGCGCCACGCTCCAGACCATGATCAGCGCCATCGAGTCGCTGAACACGTCGGTGACGGCGCTGGCCGATGAGCTGGACAAGCTGAAGGCGGACATCGAGACGTTGAAGGCCAAGGCAGCCCAAGGGTTGTGGACGCCGTGACTGAGTGGCTCATCCCGCATCAGCACGAACCATGCGCTCGAACGGTGTCGCCCAGACAGTGCCCGCACTGTCCTCATCTCATCGTCAGCATCCACGGTGCTGAGCGCATCTTGTGCTGCTGGTGCGGAAAGGACATGACCGATGCCTACTGCCCCGTCGAAACCGAAGCCGCCGGACAAGCCCCGGCCGCCGGACCCGCCACCGTTGCGGCCGGTGAAGAAACCTTTGCCGAAGTGGCCGAAGTAACGCTCGGTCAGGTGGCCCGCAAGGCGTTCCAGGACGGTGGTGGTCCGTTTGCCCCGTCGGACGATACGTGGGAAGCGGTCGCGCAAGCCGTCGCGCTGGCCTACCTGGAGCAACTGCGTGAAGGGCTGGCAGGCCTGTGACCATCAACGACCGGCTCGGGGAGATCGCCTACCTCACGTGGCAGCAATCCGGCTCACCTGGTCGCGTCGTGCCGTGGGGATCGCTGTCGCAGCGGACACGGGAACGGTGGATGCAGACGGCGTTGGCGGTCCGTACGTGGGTGCAGCCGGCGGCGGTGGAGATGTGCTGCGGTGCGCTGAAGGGCACCCACACGTTCGACTGCAAGTCACGGCGCTTCGCACCTTGCTGCGGTGCTCCGTACGACGGACGCGACGTAGCGCACTTCGCCACTTGTCCGACACTTGCGAGTCGTGTCACGCCGTGAGGGCGCTGATGTGGCTCACGGCGGCCGGGGTCTTCCTCGGCGTGGTGCTGGCGTGGTGATCATGCTGTTCAAGGTCTGGTGCTGGGAGTGCGGCCGGCGCCGGTTGCCAGGTTGCCAGGTTGGCCGGCGTCGGCGTGCGCCTGCGGCCACCACGCCGTTGTCACCCAGCGTCGTCACGTGGGACTGTTCGGTAAGACCTACCAAGATCGTGAGCGAAAGGCAGCAGCCCATGGCGAGCAAACTCCAGGCGGTAGCGCCGCAGCTCTGGTCGTACTGGACACACGGGAAGGGGCTGGCACGGTGGGGCGGGTCAGCGACGCCGTACCGGACGTTGCTGGCTGAGCTGACCAGCGAGAGCGTCCCGCCGACGATGGTGAAGGGGCTGGCAGCGCGCATCTACCACGCCGCCAAGGGCGTCTGGCCGGGGAAGTCCAAGGGACGCTCACGAGCCGACTGGACCGGCTACGAGCACCGTGCGGCCATCGTCCCTGACGAGGACGTGCGGTGCGTACGCTGCGGCCGGATCGCTGTCGAGTCGATCCCGTCCGGCCACTCCTCGTTCGAGCTGTTGGTGTGTGCTGGGCATGCGGAGTGAACGCCGCCCTCCAGCTGGCGGCATTCCTGTTCGGTGCGTTCGTAACGATCATCGGTGCCGTTTATCTGATTCAGTTGTTTAGCGGTAAAGGAATCCGCAAATGATGGACAACTACGATCGTTTAAGAGCGCTACAAAAGATAAAAGAGCTGCGCAAGTTCCAATGGAAATGCGAGCTGATCAAATGCGACGGTGGCCCTCACGCAGGGTTACCGTTCAAGCATGCCCGGCCCAACCAACTGGCCCCCGACGGTGACTGGCTGACGTGGTTCATCATGGCCGGCCGGGGCTTCGGCAAGACTCGCACCGGAGCGCAGTGGTCGATCCTGCGCATGCTGGCCGAGCCCAAGCACCGCCTCGCGATCATCGTCCCCAGATTCGCTGACGGACGAGATGTCTGCGTGGAGGGCGAGAGCGGCATCCTTAGCTGCATCCCAAAGAACCGCGTCAAGTCTTGGAACCGCAGCCAGGGCCAGCTCACCTTTACCAACGGGTCGCAGGCCAAGATCTTCGGAACCGAGACCGAGAAAGACGCGGAGACGCTACGCGGGCCGCAGCACCACTCCGTGTGGGTGGAGGAGCTGGCCAAGATGCGGTACGGCTCGCTGGCCTGGGACATGGCCATGTTCGGGTTGCGGCTGGGGGATGACCCACGAGCCGTCGTCACCACCACGCCCAAGCCCATCAAGATCGTTCGAGAGCTGATCGGTGACCCCACCACGATCGTGGTGCGGGGCCGGACGGTGGACAACGCGGCCAATCTGCCGCCGAAGCAGATCGCCTACCTGAAGGGCAAGTACGACGGGACCAAGCTCGGCCGGCAGGAGTTGGACGCGGAGTTGCTGGATGACACCGAGGGCGCGCTCTGGTCGCAGGCGATGATCAACCAGGCCCGCATCAGTGAGAAGGAACTGCCGACGCTGATCAGGACGGTGACGGCGGTCGACCCTGCGGTGACCAGCAAGCTGACCAGCGACGAGACCGGCATCGTGGTCGCCGGCATGGCCAAGGACTCAGCCGGCGTTCACCACTTCTACGTGCTGGCTGACTACAGCGAGTTACTTTCCCCTGGTGAATGGGCAGCGAATATCGTCCATACCCACTTCAAACACCATGGCGATCGGATCGTGGCCGAGGTCAACAACGGCGGTGACCTGGTGGAGATGGCGCTGCGCAGCGCCGTCACCAAGAAAGGCGACACCGGAAGAAACATTCCGTACCGTAAGATCCACGCGACAAAGGGTAAGGCCCTGCGGGCCGAACCTGTGCAGGCTCTTTACGAACAGGGCAGGGTGCACCACGTGGGCATGTTCGGTGCGATGGAAGACGAGATGACGACGTGGGTGCCCGAGTCGAACATGGACTCGCCCAACCGCCTCGACGCGCTGGTCTACGCCATCACCGATCTTGCTGGCCTGCGAGGACGTACTCTTAGCTTCACTAACAGTAACAAATAGGGGGCGGCCCGTGCCGGAATATGTAGTCACCGACCGGCGCCACTCAGCCGGCCCAGCCGAACGACGTGACCCGACCGTCGCGACCACCAACACCGTGTTCGTCAGCCCCGGCCGCCCGGGAGTCACTGACTGGAACGCCGAACGGGCCATCAAGTTTGGCTACATGTCTCAAATCTATGTCTATCGGTGCGTCCAGAAGATCGCGACGGACATCGCCAGCCTGCCCTTTCGAGTAGGGGCGGACCCGGACTCGCCCAGCGACTTCAACAAGAAAGCGCCATTGGCGCGGATGCTCGGCCCGATGCCCGGCAAACCCAACCCGCAGATCACCGCCAAGACCCTGATTCAGCACTCCGTCGCGATGTACCTGGTCACCGGCCGATGGGCCTGGGAAGCGGATCGGGGCGGCGACAACTCCCGCACCAGCGGCCCGCCGCTGGCGTTCTGGCCGTTGCCGGTCTGGCTGCTGGAGCCCAACCCAACCAACGGCGGCAACGAGTATTTCGACGGATTCACCTACTACCGGCGGGGCCGGATGGGGGCCGGAGACGGCAGCACCATGGTGAAGCTGCGCAACGACCAGGTCGTGTACGCCTGGAAGCCCAGCCTGCTGGACCCCCGCCAGCCCGAGAGCGTGCTGGAGGCGGCAAGGCTCAACGTCGACGTGGCCAGCATGCTGGATCAGTACAGCTCCGCGTTCCTGCGCAACAACGCCACCCCGGCCACCGCCGTCGTCACCGAAGCGTGGCGCACCCAGGACGACCGAGACCAGTTCCAGGCCCAGTTCAACGGGGCGTACGGCGGCGTACGCAACGCCGGCCGCACCGCGTTCCTGGAGGCCAACGGGGACGGTGAAAAAGGCGTCACCGGCATGTTCGACATCAAGCCGTTGGGCCTCACCCAGCGTGACGCCCAGTTCAACGAACAAATGCGTCAGAAGATCAGCGACATCTGCGTTGCTTTTGGTGTACCGCTTAGCAAACTCGGCGACGCGTCCGGCCGCACATTCTCCAATGCCGACCAGGAAGACGAGAACTACTGGCGGGATCTGCTGCCGATCATCGGAGACATGCAGGATCACATCAACCTCAACGTGGCACCGCAGTACAGCCCGTCTGATGTCGGATGGTTCGACCTTTCGAATGTGAAGGCACTGAAGCCGCACCGCAATCTGCTGCCGCTTTCCGTTGCAGAGGCCAAAAACAACGACCTTATTACCCTGGAGGAAGCCAGGGAATACATCGGTGTCATTGGAAAGAACCCGGACATCACAGCGGACGACGAGGCACGCGCGCAATTCGCCAGCGTCGGGCTGTCCAGGCTGGCGGCGGCCATACCGGCGCTGGTGGCGGCCAAGATCATCAGCGAGAAAGACGCGCACGACTTCCTCGGCCTGCCGGGCGTGGTCCCGGACAAGCCAGCCACCCCGGCGCCTATCCCCGCAGTGTTCGGCCACCCGATCCCGCCAGCCGACCCGTTGGCGCTCAACGCACCGGACCCGAAGCCGGCGCTACCGGCCGGCGCGCCCGCAGTGGACGCCAACAATCAGGCCAACGACACCGCCAACCGTGCCGCACCCATCTCCCCGGCCCCCGCCGGCGCGTCCAGTGCTGACGAGGACTGGGCGGTCAGCTTCCTACGCCGCACGTACGAACAGCAGACCCGCCGGTTGCTGACCAAGCAAGCGGACAGCGTCAAGCGCTGGCTGTCCGGCAAGCGCGGTGCTCAGCTGGTCGCCCGAGCCGAGACCGAGCGCGTCACGATCTACGACGGGGCGTTCTGGGCCGACGAGACGCGCACCTGGGCCGCCGACATGTACGCGACCGCCATCGACGTGGCGGGCCGGGGGCTGGGGGCGACGGAACGGGCCACCGAAGCGGCCGCCAACTTCATCACCGTCCGTTCCACCATGCTTGCGATCGCGGTCACAAACGAGGTGGCCGCCACCGCCCGCAGCGCCTACCTGGCCGCCGTCGGCGACGCGTTCGACCACACCGAGGTGGTGGACGCCGTAGATGACGCGCTGCGGCAGTACATCGACGCGGCCAGCGTGTCGATAGCCGATCGTGAGGCCCGACTGGCGTACGACGGGGCACGTGAGGTGCTGGTCAGACACGACGCGGCGGCGTTCCAGCTGATTTTGGCGCAGCTGGCGGAGGGTGACATCGACATCAACGCGGCGTTGGCCGCACTGGGAGCCCAGGGGGCCACCGATGACCAGGATTGAACGACGGGCACTCGCCGGCAAACCGGACGCCAGTGCGTTGGACGAGGAAAAGCGGCAGTTCACCGCCAGGGTGGTCAACTACGGCGTCGTAGATTCCTACGGCAGCGTCTGGCAGGCAGGCTGCTTTACCCGCAGCCTCCAGCGCAAGCTGCCCAAGGTCACCTGGGGCCACGACTGGCTGGACCCGATCGGGGTTGTCATCGGCTACGAAGAGCGCGCCGACGGGCTGGACCTCACCGTCCAGCTTGATGACTTTGACGCCGTCCCACGAGCTCGGCAGGCGTACGCCCAGCTGAAGTCCGGGTCGATGGACGAGTTCAGCTTTGGGTTTCAGCGGCAGGAGTGGACGGAGAAGCGTGAGGATCTGGCCAAGTACGACGGGCAGGAACACCGCGCCGTCGAGCTTATGACCGAGGCCCGGATGGACGAGATGAGCCCGGTCCTGGTCGGGGCCGTGCCGGGCACAAAGACCCTGTCCGTTCGGTCAGACAAAGACCACTCTTCGGTGGTGGATGTCCTGACCGCCGTATCCCGATCCGAGATGCGCGTACAGGACGCGCTGCGGGCGCTCACCAGCTCGGTGCCGGACGAGGACGCCGTCGACGCACCGGACGGCGCGATGGTGGCGTTGCTGCCGGACGCGGCTACAGCGACCTACCTGTCCGGGCTGAAGGCACGCGGCACCAAACCGGCCGACCTGCACCTGTCCCTCACCTACATGGGTAAGGCGGCTGACGTTGACGAGGCCGAGCGCACCAACGTCATCGGGGCCGTCACCAGCTGGGCGGCCGTCAACGGGCCGGTGAGCGCTCTGGTGGCCGGCACGGCGTACCTGGGACCGGACGCCGCCCGGGTGCTGCTGGTCGAGTCGACGAACCTCGTAGGCGTGTTCATGGACGTGGCCGAGATGGCGCCGGCCGGGGAACACCACCCGACGTTCATCCCACACATCACGCTGGGGATGAGCGGCCCCCTGCCGTTGCCGGACGATGACCATGAGCTGGTGTTCGACCGGGTGATGGTGGCGTTCGGGACCGCCCAAACGATCATCGAGTTGGTGGGGCCGGCTGGGGGTCTGGACGCCGATGACCTGGACGACATGATCAGCGACGCGATGAGCGTCCTCGACTACGGATGGTGAGCAATGTCTGAGGTATACCACCAAATCAGCGAGTCGGTGACGGTGGACAACGTCACTGGCGACATCTCTGGGTGTGCGGTCTATCCGCCTTCCGGTGTGAACACCTTATGTCTAGGGGGTGGATGGAACTGGGCGCCGAACACCAATGACCCCATCGATCCACCTCGGGTGTATCAGGACGGTCCGGCTGGTGGTGCTTGGCAAGTGATGTTCATCGCCAATCAGACCGGCTCCATGAATGTCTACGCCACTTTTGTGGAGGTATAAGCCATGTCTATAGTCGCCACCGACATACTTTTCAAGTATAGTGTGAAAACTGGATCGGCTGGCAATACTTTGCCGCAGGCAGACAAAAACCAGAGTCTTGGTAAGTACGTCTCCACCACGACCGCCGCAGCCGGCACCAACGGGCTGTTCGACGATGTCTCCGGCGACGAGAACGCCGCCAGCACTGTCGACTACCGGTGTCTGTTCGTGCTGAACAACCACGCCACGCTCGACCTGGTGAACGCCGTCGTCTACATGTCGGCGGAGGTGTCCGGCGGGACATCCATCTCCATCGCGACGGACAACGCCGCCGTGTCGGTGAAGGGCGCGTCCGCAGCACAGGCTGACCTGATCGCCACCGAGCTGGTGGCGCCGACGGTGGTTAGTGCCTTCAGCTCCCCGACCACCAAGGCCGCTGGGCTGGCCCTGGGCACCATCCCCGCAGGGTCGGTCAAGGCGTTCTGGGTGAAGCGTACGGCCGCCAACACGGTGGCCTTGAACGCCGACGGCGTCACGTTCGCTGTCGCTGGCGACACGGCCGCATAGGGCCCGCTGGTGGTCACCAAGGCCAACTCGGGCGCCGGCACCATCGGCGCCGCTGTCACCGCCGCCGGTTCGTCCAGCGGCGGTGACGCCTTCAGCTTCGTGACCACCAGTTTCACCAGCCCTGGCTCATCGCTGACATACAACTCCAGTGACGGGCTCTCCATCACCTACACGTTCGGTACCGGCACGGCTCAATCGATCATCACCCGGTACGACGGTCTGTGGTTCACCACCGCTGGCGACCCAGGCGGGCTGGCTCAATACATGTCGGCCGGCGTCTACTGCCCCAGCCGGTCCGGGCCGCCGCTGGTGATGGGGATGTTGAATCAGTCGGCCGGCACGTACGCGGCGCTGCAAATCAACGCGGACAGCACCGTGTCCATCATGTGTATCCCCGTGTCCGGGCTGGCGGCCGTCGTCACCAGCACCGTGACGGTGCCCACCGGGGCGTTTTTCACGGTGGACTGGTATATCAAGTTTTCCTCCACCACGTCCGGTGAGGCACGGCTGAGGCTGTTCGTCACGTATCCGGACCGGTCCGGGCCACCGGACGAGGACATCCTGACGACCAGCATCATCACTTCGCTGTCCACCAACCGACCTCGTTACCACTACTGGGGCGACGGTAGAGGCCTGCTAAGCAACCAGATCGCCACGTACAACATGAAGATCAACGACGTTGGGTTCCCCACCAACGTCGTCACCTCCACTTTGGCGCAGAGCTGGAAAGTTCTGGCTCCAGTCAGCCAGACGCTGGCCGAATCGTGGAACGTGAGCGCTCCCGTCGCCCAGACGTTGTCTGAAATTTGGGCGGTCAAGGCTCCAGTATCCCAGTCACTGGTGGAAAACTGGGCAGTTAAAGCTCCTGTTTCCCAGTCATTGTCTGAAACATGGAATGTGAATACTCCTGTTTCTCAGTCACTGGTGGAAAACTGGGCAGTTAAAGCTCTTGTTTCCCAGTCATTGGCCGAAACATGGAACGTTAATGCTCCAGTTTCCCAGTCACTGAGCGAAACATGGAACGTAAACGCTGCTATTTCCCAATCATTGGCCGAGACATGGAACGTATACACCGCCCTTTCCCAGTCATTGTCAGAGACATGGAACGTGAATGCTCCAGTTTCCCAGTCCCTGGCTGAAACTTGGAACGTATACGCTGCTCTTTCTCAGTCGCTGGTCGAGACATGGAACGTCAACGCACCAGTTTCCCAGTCATTGAGCCAAACATGGAACGTCAACGCCCTGGTGGCCAGCACACTGGCCCAGGCCTGGGCTGTCCGGGTCGCCGTCGCGCCCTCGACGCTGGATGAGACGTGGGCAGTCCGCCAGGGCGTCCTCGAGGGTTTGGTCCAGAGCTGGGCAGTGTCCGCACTGGTGGCAAATACCCTGGCCTCGAGTTGGGCTGTCGCCGCTACCGTGCTGGCCCAGCTGGACGAGACCTGGGACGTGCTGGTCAACGGTCAGGTCGAGTCCTCGTACGCCACCAGCTGGAACGTGGCGGCCGCCGCCGGCGCGACGCTGAGCGAAACGTGGGACGTCCGGCTGGCCGTCGCCACCTCTCTGGCCGAGACCTGGGCCGTACGGTCGCTGGCCACCTCGACGCTGGACGAGACATGGGACGTGAGGTCGCTGGCGGCCGCCTCACTGGTCACGTCATGGGCCGTCCGAGCCTTGGCGGTCGCTGAGCTGGTCGAACGCTGGAATGTGGCGGCCGGGGGCGAGGTCACACCGGTCATGGTCGAGCTCGCCCAGGCATGGGCCGTACGAGCCCTGGTGCTGCGGACGCTGGCCGAGAGCTGGAACGTCGACGGACCGGCGGCCGTACGCGCGCCGGGCAACAACGGCGTCACGTTCCTGGACGACCTGAACTTCGCGACGGCAATGAGCGGCAACAGCGCCCCAGCCGGCGCCGGCTCGAACAACGCCAGGGCAACGGACAACGGAAATGAGGCAACCTGATGAGCTACACCTACGTCCGGCCGGGGGACGAACGTCCCACCGTCCAGGCAGTGCTGAGTGACGCGGCCGGCCAGCCGGTGGACCTCACCGGAGCGACGGTGGAGTTGAAGCTGCGGGGTGCCACCGTGCGGTTCCTGGCGGCCCAGTGGCCAGCGTCGGTGGTGGACGCGGCCGGGGGCAAGGTGGAGCTGGTGTGGGGAGATGCGGTTCAGACGCCGACGGCGGCCGGACTGTATTTCGCGCACTGGCTGGTGACGTACTCGGGAGGGGACAACGAGACGTTCCCGAACGGGAGCAACGGCAGCGTCATCGAGCTGATCTCTGACTGATTCGCCCTGGGTGCTCGCTATCATCGAGCTAGCTCGATGATAGCGAGAATGTCTAGCCTTGTCAAGCCTTGGCTATCCTTGTCTACCTGTGGCATACTCCTGGGGACCCCCGGCCCGACTGCGGACCGCTCGACCTACCTCCGGGAAGGCGCACCATGCTCCCCCTGATCTCTCGCGAATCCGCCGTCATCGGTTCCCACTACCAGCCATCAACCCGGCAGACTTTTTACTTTGACGGGACGCATTGGTGGAAACCCGTCGTCGAAACTGAGCAGTACATGACCCAAGGCATGACCGGCGGAGCAGTTGCGTTGATCATCATCGTAGGTCTGTTCTTTTGGCCGCTGTGGCTATTTCTCATCGGTTCCGGCCCGAAAATGGCTGTACGGGCTGTCGACACGGGCCGGTACGTGTGGCATTGCGCCGGCACCTCCGACCAAGTCCGATGGGCCGAAATAGGCCGAATCGCCGCATGACAACCCCTAGAGGAGTGTCCCCATGACACAGAGTTACGAAACGGTCGATGGTGAGATGGCCAGGGCGGCCGGCATCATGGCCCCGCTGAGGTGGGCGCCGGCCGTGCTGATGTTCCACACCTACGGCACCCCGGCCCCGCAGGGCAGCAAGAAAGGCTTCGGGCTGAAAGGCAGCAACCGCGTACGTATCGTCGACTCGAACGCGTCGACACTGGCCCCCTGGCGGGAGACGGTGAAAAACGGCGCTGTGAAGGCGATGGGCTCACCGCTGATGCTGGACGAACCTCTCCAGGTCGAGCTGCACTTCACGATGCCCAAGCCAGCGTCGGCGCCGAAGACCCGGCGCATCTTCCCCCGCCGCAAGCCCGACATCGACAAGCTGATCAGGGCGATCCTGGACAGCCTCACGGACGCCGGCGCTTTCCATGACGACTCGCAGGTCATCAGCCTGATCGCCGCCAAGCACTTCCCGATTGAGGACGAGGGAGCGCTGTCGGCCCCCGGCGTCATGATCATGGTCCGGCAGCTGGACACGGTCAGTCAGATGGGAGCGCGTCTCCGATGATCAAAATCCAGATCCGGAAACAGAACACGTCACCGTGGTGGTCGTGGCAGTGCCTCAATCACATCCACGGTTTTGGGACGCCCCTGTTCCCGAAAGGTGGAGGCTCAATGTGGTCGGTCGCCATGGCCGGCGCGCTGCGGCATCTGAGGGACGAACACAGCGCCAAGTGATCTTCAAACGCCCAGGGTAGCCACGGTGCTACCCTGGGCGGCAGACCTGAAGTGGGATCGGCAGAGAGCACGCTTCCATGAGCAGGGCGTAACTACTCGCTCACCTCATGTGAAAGGAAGTGCCATGCCTGACACCCACGTCCTCCCGAAACCGTCCGAGCTGCGTACCGAGCTTGCCGGTCTGGGGGAAAAGCTCAACGGCCTGCGCTCGATGGATCGGAACTCGGACAACGTCCGGTCCGACATCAAGGGCACCATCGATGACATCGGCATCCTCGACAACATCCTGAAGGCGGCCGAGCGTTCCGCCGAGGTCGCCGAGGAACGTCAGTGGGGTGCCGGCCCGTCCGGTGGCCACCAGCCGGCTGAGCAGGCGCTCACGTCCGGCGAGCGGTTCATCCGCAGCGACGAGTTCAAGACCTGGGAGTCGCGGGGAAACCAGGGCTCAGTCGAGATGGAGGTCCGGACCCTCCTGTCCGAGCTGACCACCCCGGCCGGTCAGGCTGGTGGCCTGTGGCTTCCGGTCGCCCAGCCACTGGCCCCTCGCCTCATCCGCCAGCGGCTGTTCATTCGGGACTTGGTCTCGGTGCAGCCGACCGGTCTGACGCACATCCCGTACCTCCAGGAGACGGCGAACGCGGCTGACGACGCCCTCATGACCAACGTCGCTGA